CATTGTAAGTGTAGATGATAAATCCGTTACCACTAAAACTACATTATATATTGGTGAAACTCCATTTTCTGTAGGTCATGCCAAAGAAGTTTTTGATAGTAGTTTTATTAATCGAACCAGTGCTGTGGAAAATAGTTTCACTAGCAGCTTAGGTAGAGCAATTTCTTCATTTGGGATTCATGGTTCAGAATATGCGTCAGCCGAAGAATTAGCTAATGCTATTGTTCAACAAAAAAGCAACGGACAAGCAAACGATCTTCCAATAGAAAAACAAACTACGGTTACAAGGTTAAATGCTTTGTATTCGGATTGGAAAACGAAGAACGACTTAATTGAAGGTCGTTTTAAAAAGCAAGAAGAAACCATAAACAAAAAAGGAGGAACTTATGGAAAAAACTGGTAAAGAAAAAGATTTTGCTTTTTTTCCTTACGATGCAAATCATGAGAAGGCGATCAAGCTCTCTTTCTCAGGCAATATAAAATTGCACAACGGAAATAAAGGTACAATCTTAGGAGTTAAAGGCACATCCAAAGATGGAAATACTAAATTTATTAGAATTTTTAGTCAAACTGGTGTGATGTTCAAAGGTGATGATAAATTTACTGGAGATATTACTTGGTCAGAGCTTGGAGGAAAGAAATCTCTCATTGGTTGGTTAAACGACAAAGGAGAAATTCTTTCAGGTTATGCCAACAATCCTAAAGGAACAGTAGCTGGAGCTAGTAAAGATGAAAAGTTTACTTTTTGAAATATTTATAGAACAGGAATATTACATCTACTTAATATGTTTAATATTCGGTTTTGTAATACTTTATATGCAAAGTAGATATTAATGGAAATTGTTATTTATTTACATCTTCATAATATGGTGGTTGAAAAAGTTATTTCAGCCACCGCTCCCTTACTAAGTTGCTTGGAGTATGTGCAGCAAATCACAATCTCAGATTATTTACCTGAAGGAGTTAGGTATCAAGGCAAACAAGTTTGGGCATACTATTGTAAAAGCTTAGAAGGAGGTTGGATTCAATGAAACCAGCTTTAATACAATTCTTTGAGGATTATGGCAGAAAAAAGGGAATAGCATTGTTTAAAAAACATTTAAGCGAAATGGAAGGGATAGAGGGCGGTTTAACTTATGGCAAGATTATGAAACTCTCCAAAGAAGAAAGACCTGAGTTTAATTCAGAAAGATATTTAAGAACGGTTAAACTTTTTGGAAAAGCCAATGGTTTCTTTCCTGTAAAAAGTAGTGGTTCAGCCATGCACAAAAATTATATCAGAGAGGAAACAAAGAAATAATGGAAGATAATGTGAGATTTTTAAATCAGATTGATAAGTTATTAAAGCAAAAGCAAAACGACTATGGCAGCTTTGATACGACCTCTTGGCTTATGACAGGCATCTTGGAAAGAATTTTATCAGCTCATAACGGAGTAACCGTAAAAGTACCTAATCGAATCTTTGGTATTTTTATGATTATTTTAAAGCTATGGAGAGTATTAAACAGAAAAAAATATCATAAAGATGATAACGATGATGTAAATGGATATAACGAATTACTTAGGAAATTAGTACAAAATGAGGATAAAGCGAATGAAAAATAAAATACCGATGACACCGAAGATGTTGAACGTCTTGAATTTTATTAAAAAGTACAGTAAAAAAAAGAAGTACAACCCTACGTTTCAGGAAATGGCTGATAACTTAGGGTATAAAAGTAAAAATTCTATAACCGTCTTGGTAAATAAGTTGGTTGCTAGAGGTGAAATTACCAAGATTAAAGGTTATCGAAGGAACATTGAACTTAATGGTTAAACAAGTGCAAAAGGATTTCTTTTATGAAATGGCTGCTAAGTTCTCAGAGATTTTTGAAGGTGATACAATTCCAAAAGCAACCGAAAAAGCTCATCTTCAGAATACACCTGGTAAAGACGCTAAAGTAACCATCACCGATCAGCGTTTTACCAAGTCAAACATTAAAACGATTGGTGAGGAACAATATGGCGGAAATAGAACCGAAAAAGATAAGGGATCTAGAAGTCAAAAAACAAAAGGCAGTGGACAAAATGTGGAATCATAAGAGAATGTTTTTGAAACTACAAAATTCACTACCTAAATTTGATGAAAAGATTTCTGACTTAAAAAATAAGCAAGAATCAATCTACACATAATTTTTAAACTTAAAAGTGTGTTTAGATCAAGGGGATTCTATACGCTAAATGAAAGGGAAAGGAAAAGTATGTCAAAAAGGAAACCGCAGAACCTAAGACTAGCAAGAAACATTGCTAAGAACTTAGTTTTAAAGAGAGTCAAAGACGGCTTAAATCAAACACAGGTAGCACAAGCACTCAACGTAACATTTCAACAAGAGCAAAAGTTCGAAGGTGGAAATAATTGCATGAGAGCTGACCAGCTTTTTTTAATTTGTAGAAAATTTGGTTGGGATATTAGAGATTTTGAAAACGAACCGCTTAATCAAAATGGTTCAACCTTTAATGTCAAAGCTACGTTTGGTCCAGCCAACGAATTAAAGGAACTACTGGATGAAACAGGAGGAAAGAAAATCATAAGAGATTTTGATTTTACTAATTCTCTAATGAAGAAAATCCATAAAGCCTTTGATCGGATTGATAACAAGTCAAGAATCTCTATTATTGAGGAACGCAAAGATGACATTCACCCCAGTTAAAGAAAAGCTGGATAAGATTGTTGTCTTTGACCAAGCTCAGAGAGAAAAGTTAGACTATCTTAAAACGGTAGTAGAAGCATTTATCAGGAATGGTCATGCTGCCCATTTAACTATTCCTGGTTTTGCTAAGACCAAGCCTGAGATCGAAGCCTACATAACCTTGAAAGGCATCAACATTCCCCTCCATGGTTATCTTGACCATAAAGGTTCGATCATTGTCGAAGATAAATGTATGTTCCCTAGAAGGGGTAGGCTTAAAAAAGATGGAACTAGAAGCTGGAATACAGCTAGGCTGCCTGATGAACCTCCTTTAAATCATTTAATTCAAGTAGCGATCTATCATCTAGCATCTAAGCTGCCAGTTTATATGTGCTACATTAATGAAAAGGAATATAAAGTTTTTCATGCGGAGAATTGTGAAAAACTCAAACCTGAAAACCTAAAAAAATTAGAGAAAGTTATTTACCACAAGGCATTGGTTCGTCAGAACCTGCTTAAAATTTCTCATGATGTGAATGTCCTGAAGAACTATGTTCAACCGGACTTTGATAACTATATGTGGAAAAACGAATCGGATAATTCTTTATTGGAAGAAGCTAAAAAACTGTGGGAATATTAATCACCAACTAAACGCACTAGGTTTTTTCTCTACCATTTTAGTTTGAAGGTTTGCCCATAGATTCTTTTCAACTTTTTGCTGCTCATCATCCTTTTTCATGCACTCATAATGAGCTGGTTCTTTGGTTGCAAAAATAACAAAGGACATATCATTAGTTATTTCAGCCTTACAATACCGGCAAGGACCTACCGTTCTGATCCTTTGTGCCTTAGATTTTGCCCAAGTTCTTTTAGGCTTTCTTTTTAACTTTAGACCCATATTTCTTCTGCCATTTCCTAGCAATCTTGGGTTTGTATTTCCAAAGATACCGTCTTTGCTTTGTAGATTTAAACGGCATTATTGCCCACCATCCGCCCAGTCCATCAAAGTAGACTTCACCTGGTTTCGCTTATAAAGTTTCTTAGACTTTACTTTTCTTTGATGAAAGTTCGGTAGGGAGAGCAATCTTGCCATTGGATTACCTTTTCTTTTTACCTTTTTTTTTATTCTTCTTTTTGCCTTTTTTCTTTTTCTTTTTAGCCATTAAGCCTCCTTATTTCTTTTTGTTTTTCTTTTTCTTTTTCTTGTTCTTTTTAGGCGGTCTGCCTTTTTTAGAACCGTAAGTTCCTGGTCCGTAGGGTGTCATGTTTTATCCTTATTATTAATTATGATTTTAAAAAAGTGTGTGCTGATTTCCAGTCTTTTTCATTTTTGATTTCAGCAATCACTCTTCTTTCTTCAGCTCTAACATTTTTAGTTTGAGGTTCGGATTTAATACGACCCTCTTCTTCTAAAAGTTTTTCTATTGGTGTGTCTTTAGCCATACTTAGCTCCATTGTTTATATCCAGTTTTATCTTTAGTTAAAGATTCTTTTCGCCCTCCACCGGATTTATAAGAGCAATGAATCCATCCTGAATTAATATCACTTTCGTCATAATATTCAAGTATCAGTTGGTCGAAGTCAAAGTTATTTTTAATATGAGAAGCGACTTCCTTATTATCATATCC